CAAGAATTAAGTTTTTCCCCGCATCCCTGAATCCCTTATATAGTCCTTTAGCTAACGCTCCGGGAAGCTGTGCAAAGGCAATTATTAAAGCCTTGATTAAGTTCGGCATTTCCTTCGTCATTGCAAGCGGGAACTCTACCGCGATTGCAACTGCTAATTGAGGCATGCCTTCCGCAAGTGCTTCGACAATCATCGGTAAGTTTTCAATCAATGACGTTACTATAACCATTACAAGCTTGCCGACTGCACGCGCTATAAATGCGGCATTTTGAGCAATGACAACGAATGCCTCGGTTAATGCTGTTAATATTGATTGTATTATTTTAGGAGCTATTTCTGTTAGTCTGTTTAATACTACCAATAAAACTTTAATAGATGTGTCTATGATGTCCGGGAATTTTTCTGCAAGCTTCTCGATAATCGCAACAACTATGTTAAAAATCGCGCTGACTATTTCATCAGCATTATCGACAAGAAAATTGAGTACTTCATCAATTACATTTCCGATTGTTTGAATTATTACCGGCAAATTTTTTGTTATTGCTGAGATAAAATCTTTTACAAGGTTTAAAGCCATTTGTGCAAAGATAGGAATCGAACCAAGGTCTTTATTGAAAAACTCAATTAGACCGTCGATCATAACCTTGAAATTATCAAACATTTTCGACGGATTAAAGTCGATCATGAAGCTAAACACATCAGAAAATAATTCCCATGCATTCGAAAACGCATCAGCAACATCTTCAACAAAATCTTTGACCGCGCCCGTGGCTTCATGTACTGCGTAATTGATTCCATAAGCAACGTTTTCAGGTATTCCAGCTCCAAGTAAAAAAGATGTTAATTCCGTAGCGTTTTGAGCTTTAAACATCGCGCTATCTGCGGCGGCTCGCATCGCTTGAATTTCTTTGTCGATTTCGCTTGTATCTCCGCCCGCCTTGTCTATTTCAAATTGCATTTCAGTTAATCGGTCAAGAGCTGATCGCATAGCGTCAGACTTTTCCCACCAAGCATCTTTAGTATCAATAATGTTAGCTTTTTCGCGCTTATTGATTTTGTCAATTTTAATCATTAGTTCATCGTAAACGCCTATCTGCTCTTCTGCGGCTTGCCCTTCTGCGGCATCATATTTAATTGTTGGTATTTTTAATACGGGTTCTTTGTCTGCGAAAATACCTTCTTTTTTTAAGGCTCTTATTGCTGTTTCTGCACTGTGTATTTGTTTGGTTAATTCTAATATTTTCTTTTCAGCATCTAGCTGTCCGGGCATAGGGGCGAGTGATGTCCAGTTGGTCATCTTCTTTTGATTTTTCAAGCCTGTTTGAATATAATTTCTTTCGGCTTTTAGTCTTTCGATTTGCTTTTTCAAAAGTTTTATCGAAGAATCTTTTTGGACATCGCTCATCGCGTCCATCTGCGCAAGACTTAATGCCATAACTTTGTTGAATTCGTGTTGCTCTTTACGAGCGCTTATTATTTTTGAAATATAATTTCCAAGAGCCGCAACTGCTGCTACAAGTCCACCTATAACAGCACCAATAACAGAAGCCTTTAACGCCATGTTAAACTTCTGTGTAGCTGATGCCGCAAGGAAAGCCGAGACTTTAACAGCCGCATATGCTTTAGCCTGTGCGAATAATCCGGCTGTCATAGCGTATATTGATTGCATCAATCCGCCTGCCGCAAACAATGATCTTAAAGCCTGATAAGCAGAGATAAAAGACATTAGTGCCTTTACTCCTACAAGCAGTCCGACAAACGCACCGGCAAACAAAACCGAAAGACCAGAAAAAACAGATAGCAGCCCTTTGACAGTTTTGCTTAATCCGTTAAACCATTTTGTTAAACTAACCGCACCTTCCGCAAGTGTTTGAAGTAAAGGGATTAACGGAGTTATTACTGAGTTCATAAAAGCGAAAAATGATTGCTTTAAATCGTCTATTGTATCGCCAAAAACAACGCCTGCGTCAACGTTCTCGTCACTCATTACAAGTCCGAGTTCATGCGATCTATCTATAAGCTCTTGAATAGTTCCGGCTTGACCGTTTAGTATCGGCATTAGTTCAGTCCCCGCGCGCCCGAAAAGCTGTTCAGCAAGCAAAACCTTTTGAGTCCCGTTTTCCATAGCTTCAAGTGAAACAAGAGCTTCCTTCATAACGTCATCTTGATTTCTGAGTTTGCCAGTTGCGTCTGTTGCTGATATACCTAATTTAGTAAATACGCTACTACCACCTTTTGCCGCGCTTTCCATTTCTGCGCGGAAAGCTTTCATCCCCATTTGAAGAACGCCGATTTCAATTCCCGATTGCTTGAAAGCATAGTTGAGTTCTTGAAACGTTTGACGGCTCATGCCTATTTTCTGAGATAGTTTGTCTATTTCATCCGTATGCTGTGTAAACTTAAATAGAGCAACACCAGCCGCACCAATAGCAGCAGCGGCAACGGTAAAAGCTTTATTCATCTGCTGCTCGGCGGACTCTAAAGAATCCTTAAGACTATCAAGCTGTTTATCAAGACCGGACTGATCTATCTTTGTGTCAATGACTATACTGCCGTCTGCCATCTTACCACCTATCAAGCGCGGACTGGATATTGTCGCCAGTGTCGAGCCTATAAATATTTTTAAGTTTCATTATCTGCTTTTTATATTCTGCTGAATCTTCTTTCTTGAGTTTCTTCCCGCGAATGTCGATTACTTGCATGAGTTTAGTCTTTTCCGGTATAGCGTCAAATAGCTCGCGGAATACAAACCAGTGCATGTCAGTATTTCTCAAGTCGATATTGTATGTTTCCCAAAAAGCCGCGAAAATGCGCCCGTGATCTGCGTTATAATCAAAGACTTTTGCGCCTTCGGATTTCTCACCTTTTTGCGAATCATAATAAATAAATGTTTCTATTTCTTCCCAAAGATTGTTTACTAACGGGATTTTACCGTTAAAAAATATCTGCATTGTCAGACGTGTTTTTTCTTCTTCGTTTAAATCTTCAGCCTCAATCATACGAAAGAATTTAAGCACGGATTTAAAATCAGTATTGACGATAATGCCGGAATATTCTTCCGGCTTATCTGTTATGACGTTAAACTTAGGCATAAGCCTTGAGCCTCTCGTCCCACTTGTTTCTGATTTCTTCAGTAATGCACTTCGTTAGCTCAATCATGCAGAAAATATTCTGTTCGAACGCTACATAAAGAAAGTCAAACGCGCCATCACCTAGCGTAAAGTCAACATACTGTTTGATGTTTGCTTTTGCTTCGTCAAGGTCTGAACCTGAGAAGTTCTCAAGGTTCTTGACAACGGCGTTTCCCTTATCCATAATTTCGCGGAAAAACTTTTCAGAACCAACGTCTATTTTGTATGACTTGATTTCCGAACCGTCCTCTTTAGAAATTACAAACGGAAAACTTGTTGACTTAAATACAAAACCTGCCATAAACTACTCCTTTTTAATTTATGATTAAGATTTGATGTCGTTTGCTGCTAATGCTACCTCGTAGTAATTGACAACGTGCTTGTATGGGCTCAATTCATACATACAAAGATACTGACCTGCTGTCGCCGCGATGTTTGCGTCTGAAGTATAAGCGATATAGTTCTCTGCGTAAGACCCGCCGTAAACTGTGCCCTGTGATGCGGATTTAAGCTTGTAAGCAAGAGAGTTCCCAGTTCCGGCTGTAGCTTTAAATGAAGTTGTTCCCTTTACTGTTCCCTGAGATACTGTAGCCGTAAGGACTGTTGCTGCTGTTGCCGGTGTTACTGTAGGCTTACCGTTTACGTCAATACCGAAAGATATTTCTTTCTTGCTTGCAGCGTCGCCGCCGCCAAAGTCAATGTCAACTACGGTGCAGTTACCTGTTTTCTGATTACCTTTCATGTCGGTGTATCTAAACTGAGTCTTTCTGTTGTCGCCGAGTTCGTGTTCAATCGAAGCGATCCAATCCTGCGCCGCGTCGCCGTGAACTCTATGACCAGAGAACGCAAGTGTGAACTGTGCGCCGATGATTTCAGACTCTGCGTATCCATCGCCGTCGAGATAATTTGTCTGATCTTTCGACTCGTTATTTGACGGATCTGCGCTTGTGATACCCGCCCCTATTCTTGACCAAGTTGCTGTTCCTGATGCAGGGGTTGTATCGATTTCATACAAACTCTGATAATTCAGTTCAAAAATTTTTGGCATTCTTATGCCTCCTTGTTAATGTATTCTAGTTTAAAACTCGCCGTCCATACGTGCTCGGATGCTGTAGTTTTTTCTACATACACCGGCACGGTTAACGCTTCGCAACTCGCTATCATTAAAGCGTCTGTTATATCAATGTTCTGTAAATCCAGAACGTTAATAATCGTATCTAATTGGTTTCTTGCTGTTTGCTGATTTTTGCTTTTCGCGAAATACGAAAAATTCAGAGTTCCGACGCGCGTCCCGTCGAAATATCTTGTCTCAATTGATGAAGGTTCAGTCCTGACCATGATTTCTTCACTCACACCGCTCCAAGCGTTTTGAACTATCGGCGCGTACGGTGTGGTCTTAGTTTTAAGCCATGTATTGACTTCACTTATTATATTCAGCATTTGCCAGTTCTACCCATTCCTTTTTTTTAAGTGCCTTTGCTACTTCAAACCATTTTTGTCTTGCATTCGGATTGTAAGTTAAGGTTTTCATCGGCGCGTCATAATACTGCTTTCTTGCATATTTGATTTTCCACTCAATCACGCCCGTTCCGATCTTTGTGGCATCTGAAGAGTCGCGCAAGTCCCCAGTGATAAACGGCACATAATAGTTTGAGTCTTTCAGCACTTGCGCATCAAGAGCCCGTTGCGCTTTCTCAAAGTTTCCGGACAATCTTGCTTTACATTTTCCTGTGTCAAATATCACGCTCATTTTAATGCGACCTCATAATGATGAGGCGAAAAGTCTTTGACTTCTCTTATTTCGTATGATTGCCCTTTGTGTGTTATCTTATCGTATTTGCTGAACGTCTGTCCTTTCGGCGATGAATTAACACAATCAAAGTATAAAGTTAAAACATCATCTTTCATCTCGCCGAGAGACTTTAACGCTGAAGCCTTAACCGGTTCGCATCTTATCGCGCTTAACGGCGCGGACGCTGTTATAGTATCGTTTCCGTACTCGTCTTTAGTGACGCAGTAATGCGTGCCGGAATGGATTAGTATTATCTTTGGGATTTGCCGCATATGATGATAGCTCCCGTATAGAATGATGTCATGTATAGATATTTGAGTGCATTATCGCAAACGTATGAATTTTGATTTTTCTTTCCGCCGCCCGAAATAGAGAAAGCACCCAAAGAAATATTATCAAAGTCTTGGTCATCTTCGCCGTGTATAGCGTAAGACTCCGCCTGTGCGCAGTTTGCCATCTTGACAAAGTTTTGATCTGTCGCGTCGAGTTCTGAAAAAGTAAAATTATAATTGCATATTAAATCAATATCGTTTGACGCTTTAGTCAATAGTCGTGTCAATTCGGTGTCGTCACTTACGGCTGCACCTGCGTATGTATTCCGGTAAAATGTATTATCTGCGTATAGCATTATGTAGCCTCATAAAATACAACGCCCGTATCGTCATTACCAAGTTTGAGCACGCCCGCGTCATTAGCGGACATACTCATTCTCGGTTCTAATTCAAATAGTCGATTAAACGAAGCCGATTCTATCAAGCCATAAGTACGGACATAATCCGCAGTGAGAAAATCACCTTCTTTTAGTCTGTCAAGAATCGACTTCGCCATAGATTAAGCCGCCTTAATTGATTTGAATCTAACAGCTCTGCCGTTTTCGTCTAGCTCAACGAGCGCGCCATAGTATCCGGTTGAGACATCGTCGGAAACCGCAGAAGCCGAAACAATTTCGACATATCCGGTCAAGTCAAATACTGCATAAGCCGCTGGAGCAGTAAAGTCTGATGCCTTTCCGCCATCGTAGTAGTAGAACTTATGTCCAGTGTCTCTGCTTGCGTAAGTTGCGATAGTATAAGTAACGTTCTTATCACCAGTTGACTTTAGTTCAGCTGCTGAGAAACCTGCTATTGTAGCGGTTTTCAATGAGATAAAAATCCCGTTGTGCTTGTTCTCATACACCCAAAGATCATGATACATTCTTGCCTGTATGAGTTCGCCGTCGGCAGCCTGATTAACGTCTGCGCCGAATACTTTAAGCTTGTTATGCTTAGTAAATGCAACGCCAGCAGATTTAGCCATGACGATCCAGTTCATACCCATAGCCCACGGTTTCGCGCTGTAGCCGTTAGTCGCGCTGAATGCGTATTCTGTTTTCATTCGTGCTGAAGGTACAGGAACGAGCTGGACACCGTCAACGTCATAAATCTTAGTAGTTATTCCATTCGCGCCGGTTACATTCTGTACTCCAAGCTGTTTGGAAAGCTGTTTCGACTGTGTGAGGAACTTAAACGCTTCACCGGAGATAAAACAGATTAGCGGCTCCTGTTCGCCTATGACATCCTGAATGTCAGCGATATTTCCCTGAAGTTGTCCAAGTACTGTTGCCACATCAAGTGT